TCTGACAAGGACAGGTCACTGTCACTGCTATATGCCATTGGCTGTCAACTCCTCTTTGATTACCCAGAGAGGGCATACCCCACCTGTGACCAAAGCGTTGATGCCATCGCTGCCTGAGAGTAGTCATTGGGGGTCTCCGCAGTTAATGACCCACTGGCCATCCTGCTTGGTCATGTACTGAATGCCACCTGTCTCCTCAAACCAGAGGAAGGCTTCGTCGTCTCCATGGGAGAAGACGCGGAAATCCGCCCACCGCTCAGGGTTCTCGATACCCTCTTCGGAGAAGGTATCCTCAATATCCTGCACAGTCAGTCGGCAGTCCGCGTGGAGGTAGCTCTGTGCTAGTTTCCAATCCTCGTCGGTGAGGGCCTGGATGTGCTTGTTGAACGCTCCGCCCGCTGTCTCGGCAAAGAAGGGCCCGTCGCTCCCCTTTGCCGCCAGCGTGAAGAGCCAGACCACTAAGGCTAGAGCCACCAGTATAGTAACTACCACGGCTAAGGCGCTGGCCAAGAACTTCTGTACTTCGGTCATGCTCTGTCTCCTCTCGAGACCTTCAGATTCTCAACACTTCCCCCCAGGTGGATGAGCAGGGCCACATCCGCGGCGTCCAACAGTTCGTCCTCGTGACTCGAAAATAGTAGTTGGAACCCTAGACTCTCTGTGATGTCGCGCATGAGGGCACACAGTGCCGGCCGCTGCGCCTGGGCCATCATCGAAAAAGGTTCATCGAGCACTTCTATCAGTCGGAGTGGTGGGTGGGGAGAGACGGTAGTCAGGTGGCGCAGAAGGTAGGCCAGCAACTGGACGATGGAGCCTCCCGACCCGCCCTTGAGGCGCACACGCTTATCGTCCTTGACCAATATGATGTCCAAGTTGGCCGTCCCCCGTTTCGTAGTATGCTCGAGGAGCACCTCGTACCGGTTGTGAGGGAAGACGGCGTTCAGGCCCATACTTCCAATGGCACCCAACTTCTCCTCGTACTGGCCGGCCCAGGTTTCCTCCAGGCGTTCAAGGACTTCCTGTGCTGGCTCTAGCACAGTGACCCGCCCTTCTGCTTGCTTCAGACCCGCCTTCGCAGTAGCGAGCGTCTGTTGAATCTGGGCCTCCTGTCCGCGCCACTCTGAGAAGGTACCTCGGAGGGCACGCAAGGTAGCTGTTAGGGTCGCTGTTTCATCCAACACTACTACTCCCCCTTCCAACAGGAGTCGTGACACCACGCTGTAGCGGGGCTCTCTACAGAGGGAATCTTCCTTTTCCCACCCAACGCTTCCAAAGTACCAGGTCGATTAAGTATAAGAGCAGCCTCACAGACGGCTTGTCCCAGCGGGCATAACAGTTCTTGCCAGGAGACTATCGGTATTTCTGTCCCATCAGCCAGTGTTATCTTCTCGTCCAAGAGCCTTTACCTCCTCCTGTACCACCTCAAGAGCGGACTCCACATCCTTCTCCAAGCGGGTTACCTCCGCTCGTATCTGCGTGGCGTCTGGAGGGAAACCCAACTCCTCAGCCTTCTCCGTTAGTTGCTCCAACTGAACCTTAGCCGTCTCCTGCTGACCAGCTAGACGGTTGAGGTCGGCTCGGGCGGACTGGATGTCCTGGCGTAGTTGGTCGATAAGGGTGCTCATGATGGTACTCCCTCATGGTCGCGTTTCGAGAATCCGCAACTCGCACAGAGCCGATGAGAGCGGAGGCGGGATTCATGTGGGTTCTCTGGAGAACGGTTGTACAATTCGTCCCATGTTAAGAACTCGGAGCATGGCCTAGCCATTATGATGCCTCCTCTACTAACTTAAAGCCCCTACTGTTTGCTCTCATACGTCGGCGCAGGTAGGTTCTTGTCCGTCCTGAAGAATCTGTCATACCAATGTACATCCCCCCTATATCCCAAACGACATGAAGGAGTCTTCCCTTCATGCGGGGGTCGTTGTCCTCCCAGGTTTGACCTATCTTCACATTGTCGGGGTGACTTACTAGATTAGTCACGTGGTGGCCTCCTCTTTACGTGTGAGAGGGGGAGTGTCTTCATATTCTCCTGCGTAGACCTGTATCCAAGAGGCTCCTCTTAGGTTCTCTTCCGCCAAGCACCCTTTCTTGTGCGGAGCACCAGGTAGTATTATTTGAACCGGCAGGGAGTTAGACACCCCCCTCGACTCCGTTTTGCACTCCTCACAGAAGAATCTTATGACTATACTCATCTTTCAACCTTCACTCTCTTCCAATAGTCTCTGTACTTCGGCTAACACAGCGGCCGGCACGTTCTCGGGTAGGTTAGCCAGCATCTCCTCCCATGACAGCTTCTCCGCGCGTATGTCCTGTCCAAGGGCAGCTACAAACTCAGCTATCTTGGCGTCGTTCTCCAACACTGGCTTGTCCTCCAGGCGGGCACCGAACACTTCGAGAGCGGGCTTCACCCCCGGCAAGGGCACTTCCTCAATAGTCATCCTACCCTTGTCATTGATGTCCACGATAAGCACACCTACGTCGCGGGTATAACTCGGAAGGTTACGGCTCGTGCGGGCAATGCTGCCAGGGTTAGCGAACAAGGTCTTGTCCCCTACTGGCACGACCCCCAGATTCTCGTGCAGGTGGCCTGAGATAAACAAGTCGTACTCCTCAATACCTGGTATCGTGTCTACCTGAACATGGGGATACGGGCGGGTGTCCCCTGGCCCCACGATGGAACCGTGGGAGAGGCCAATGACTGGTGCCGGCTGCTCTTGGATGTCCTTCCGCTCATTATCTGTGAGGCTGTAGTGCTCTGGTTGAACCTCACCATCGTGCACCCCTTCGGCCGCGGCGTTGTAGGGACGAGGGATGAGCCAAAAGTCTTTTCCTTGTACTGCCTCTTCTAAGATAGTGATGACTCCCGATTGTTGGAGAACACCAAGCGGTTGTCGGTCAATGCTGCCGTCGGGAGCAACGTCATGATTGCCTTTGATAGTCCAAATGGGGCAAGGGAACCCACCACCAATACGAATTACATCTCGTACTAGACTATGAGATACTGCATTGGGGCGCTTTATGTGAAACCAATCGCCGTCCTGTAGAGCCACGTCGATTTTCATCTTTTGGCAAAGGGTTCCTACTGTCTCCAGTTTGTCGAGAACAGTGTTTCGGTACTCATCGACCCTGCCCACAGGGGGACGATCCGATAAATGTAAATCCCCGAAAAATAGCAGTCTTGACATTAGGCGCCCCGTCCTTGTAGACTAGGAGTATGAAGACACCACAAAGTAGAAAAGCACTGAGAACGAAGTGGCTGAATTCGGGGGTATGTGGTACTTGTGGATGCCGTCCTGTTGTTCCTAATCAAGTGATGTGCCCTCCTTGTCGGGAGAAAAGTCGACGCCGACACCGAAGGTGGGTGGACAAACAGAGGAAAGAAGGAAGGTGCATCTCCTGTGGGAAATCCCGAGATAAAGCGACGGCGACGTGTACACGCTGCATAGCTAGGCAACGCCCCGGTAGGAGAAGTAGCTACTATGCCTTGAAGCGAGAGACCTTTGCTGCTTATGACGGTAAATGCGCCTGTTGCGGGGAAAAGCAGGAAGAGTTTCTCACTATTGACCACCTTTATGGTAGAGATAGGAAGAATAGGCCGGAGGATCGCCTGACGGGTTTTGCTTTTTACTACTACTTGAGACGGGAAGGATTTCCGCAGGGAAAGTTCCGGGTTCTCTGTTACAACTGCAATTGCTCGCTGGGTTCCCATGGTTATTGTCCTCACGGTTGAGCACACTCCGACCAAGCATCGTCCATCTCCTGATCATCCAGATCACACTTATCCAAACAAACCTCGGAACAGACAGCGTGTCCATCCTCTGTCTCCCAATCATCTCTTGGGTCACAGTCCGCTCCACACCAATAACAGTAATCAACGATAGCCATCAGACTGCACACTCCTCGTGATTCAATAGGCCACCACAGATCACGCAGACTCCCTCGTTGGTACACGCCTCTTCGAGCTGGAGGGTGAAGGACTGAAGGGCCTCCTCATGGTTGCCTTTGGACTCTGCTAGGCTGTCTATTGTCTTATTCACTGTGGGGAATTGGCCGGCGAGGTCGTCCCCCTGTTCGAGTAGAACCAGAGTGGTCTCCGCGTCATCCAGTTTCTGTAACAGGGGGGCTACGTCTATGGAAATGGCGCGGGATTGCACCTCCTCCAGCATGTCTGCCAGCTCCTGGGCCTTCGTCAGGCGACGTTGTGTGCTTTCCACGAGGGCCAGGGTCTCCTCAGACTCTAAGGCCCGGGCATCCAGACTATTGAAATCAGGGAGGTCGGCTAGGGCGTCAGTAAGTTCACTCACCGATTCCCCCTTAGTGGTCGCTTCTCGCCGCAAACCGTCTAGTTCCTTCTTACACTGCATCTGAGCGCGGACTACCACGTCCAGGTTAGTAGCCTGGCCGATGATGCGGGCTCGCTTGCTCCCGGTCTCCCACAAGATAAATGGCAAGTCATGTTGATCGCTGAGCTGAGGAGTAAGGGTAGTTGTAGAGTCTACCTCTAGAACCCCAATACCCAAGTAGTCCTTAATCTCCTCGGGTACCTGCCCCCCCGTCTTGAGGAACTCCTGGTCGTTCAGGCGGTAGCACCCGCCCTTGCCCCTGTCCTTGCTCCATTCGAGGACTGTCCCGTCGTCAAAGGTGAGTGTTACCGTGGCTCTCTTCTCTCCATGCCTGATGTCCAAGTCATCGCCATCGTTTAGGAAGGCAGCGCGGATGGCTCTGATGATAGAGCTCTTGCCCACGTCACCCTCGCCCACCAGTACCGTCAGGTTGCCAAGGTCGAAACTGGTGGAGGAGATGGCCTGGAAGTTCTCGATAGTTACAGTGCGTAGGGGAGAGTAATTAGCCATGGTAAATACACTCTGGGTACGTGGCACAGTGCCGATGAAATAGCCTATCATCCTGATTAGGAGGTAGGAAGAGTTGCTCTAGTATACGCCACATTTGTTCGTGTTGGATTCTATCCGCTTCCTTTCTCATCATCTGTTGGTCTCGCTGCTTCTGTTCGCTCTTATGGTTATGACACACATTCAGAAACCCGCGTTCAATACTCCTAATTCTAGCGACGACCTCGCGTAGGCAGGAGGAAGTAGTGGCTTGAAAGAACTCGCACTCAGTCAAGAGCTTTTTCCCAGGACGAACGCGAACTCGCTATCAACCGAAGCAAAGTCCCACCAGCAGTCGTAACAACAAATTTTATGAGGAGTATCCTTCCAGGCACTGAGTTGAATTGCGTTCTCTAATTGGGCGATGGACACACGGTAGACCGTAGCCTTACCACGTAGTACGCGCCACGCCGCTTGGAAGCGGTTACTCATCAGGGTGCTCTCCTCGGATGATGGCCAGTTCAGCTTCTCGGTCTTCGATTACTGTTGGGTATTCTCCAGGCTCTTCGATACCTTTGAGTGTCTCAAGAATACATGCCCGACAGATGGAGGAAGTAGACCTTCCTATAGTTAGCATAACGATGGTCGGAAGTGTGGAGGGACAATAGTTACAGCCACTAGGTATTTTCATGATGTCCTCCTGCAAGGATGCGACTCAGAGCCTCGAGTAGGCCGGGCCACTCCTCCATCTTCGCTTCAAGGTCGTCGCGGCGGAATTTCTTTCCCTCAAACGAGTACCAGCCGCCGTTATAATCCACAGCCTTCGCCTCAGTCAGAACGTCGAGGGCTGAACCGAAGAAGTCGGGGCCGGTGGCAGCGTAAAAGTCGAACTCCCGGCGGAACCCTTTACGCCGGCACTCTCGACATTCGGGTAGGGTGCACCCTGCGATACGAGTGTCCACCAGGGTGGCTTGGATGACGTTACCCAACGGGCTGTTAGCTACATCATCCCCACCAAACTTCTTCTTCTCTTCGAGGAGGATGGTGGTCATGGCAGCGTGCCCGATGGGGTCACGCCCCAACCAATGGGGCTCAGGTGCTCCCCACTTTCCTAGATTGATTTTCTGCCTCGGCTGGGTGGTAAGCAGTAGACCAATACGCTGGCGGTTCACTAAATTGCTCAGGATACGCATCTCCCTGCGAACGGTGAGGGACTGTAACCCCAATTGGTGCTTCTCCCCCGTCACTTCCTTCTCCAGGGGGGCGCCGGCGATAGAGTCGACGGCAATGAGGATACTGTCGACCATATCGACCACCTCACGAGCCTTGGCAATCATCTCTTTCACCCCGTCGAACATCTGCTCCAGAGTGTCGGGTTGGGCCACGAGTAGGGTGTCCATGTTGACTCCCAATTTCTCAGCCCGGTCATAGTTGAGCCTACCTTCAGTATCCACCATGATCCCAACTCCCCCCTTAGCCTGACACTCGGCTAGAGCCTTTAGTACGATGGTGCTCTTTCCGGTACCAAAGGCTCCTACAAGGAGGCTGATACCTCCGAGAGGGAACCCAGGCTTGCCAATGAGCCAGTCTAGCATGGGGTTCTGAGTGCTGATGTACCCTGTGGGTTCCCCAATGATTTCTCCGTCTCGTCCCACCTGTATCGACAGGTTGGGAGAGCCAGCCTTCATGGCTTTAATGATTTCCTTAGGGTCGTCAGGCATCTAAAAACACCACAAGGGCTGCTGGCATTCGGCACACATGGGCTCGTCCTCCACATGGGAATGCCCGATGCTTTGCAGTAGGCAACCTGGTTCCTCACAATCCCGCATCGCCACCACGAGCTCTGCGTGCACGTCCCGGGTGGGCATGGCGGCGAGATGGCGGCGCAAGACATCGCCCAATACGGAGAGAGAACTGTATGCGTTCGGATAACGCAGCAGCGCCTCCATCTCCTCCTGCCACTGCGCCAGGTCGCCTGCCGGCGCCGTGCCTTCGCCGTGACACTGGGGGCACCGCATGGCAGTCGTACTTGGGCCGCCCCGCACGATTCGGCCTCCCAGAAACTTCTTTCCCTTACACACGGGGCAGGTGCTATGCAATTGAGGCTGCATTCTTAGGCTCCCTTACTCTGCGCCTCGCGCAGTCGAGCGATGGCCTCCTGCTGGTTGGTCTGTGGAGCCGCTCGGCTAGCCCGAGGGTTGTCAGGTGGTTCCTCTTCCGCGGGGGTGTCCTGTCCCTCAGCTTCAGGAACAGGGGTAGCCTCTGGAGTAGGCGTCTCCTCCTCCTCACTGTCCTCCCCTCCAAAGCGGGACGCGCCAGGAGCGGGTAGCTGAGGAGCGGAGGTAGGGGCGGGGAGAACGGTGGCGCTGCTAGCCCGACCCGCCATGATTTGCATCACTTCTTCAGCAGAGGCGAGCTGGACAACTGTGAGTAGGTCGTTAAACCCTTCCCCCTCCAACATCTCGAAGGTACCGGGGAAGGGGCTTGGCTCATCGGCAACGGCGAACTTCATGGCGGTGGTATTGTAGTCGCCACTCTTGGCCTTCTTGCACTTGATAACCAGGTCGCGGCCGTGAGTCACGCTGGAGATGTCGCCATACTTCTCAAAGAAGAAGAACAATGGCAGCTCGCTCTCTTCGTCCAGGTCGTACTGCTCCTGACGCTTGCCTAGGAACTGCATCTGGTTCAGGCTGAGGATGTAGATGGTCTCGTCCGTCTCCCCATGTTCGTCAACGACGAGCTGCCCATTAGCGTCGATTTTGATGACGTTGAGGAACGAGCGGATGGACACCCGCAAGGCCCTCGATCCTTCCTCATCCCCACCTTCATGCAAGTCCCACCGGATGATGCAGGCGGGACACTCACCTCCAAGATTGGCCTCTTTGACGCAGACTACCATCCTCGTAGAGTTGCCGCTGCCCAGATAGTGGACGGGAACAATGTTCCACGGGTTCTCCCAGTCAGGGTGTTTCGGGCAGACCCGAAGGTAGTTGGGGATGTACTTGTCTGTACCTTTCTCCGGCTCAAACCAAGGCTTCTTCGAGGAGGTCGCCAGCTCTGACATGAGCTTCCTCGTCGCGTCGGTGTTGATGGGGGTATCCCATCTACTCAGGGCTCCCTTTGCTTTAGTCTTAGCCACTGTTCGCTTCCTCCTCTTGAAATGCTAATTTGACTTGCTGGATGAGAGTCTCCCACCCTTCATGGGTCATGACAATATGACCGTATGCGGGTACTTTGATAACGAGGCGAGCTCGGTTAGGTTCGACCTCAATTGTAGCTGTATCGAAGAAGGGGCCGTGTTCCCTATCCTCATCATCTACCTCATAGCGCTCGTTGTATAAGATTTCAATTGGCTGAGCCATGTGTCTGTACCTCCCTTAGAGATTCGTCGCCGTAGTCTAGTGTTACTGGGATGGCCCCTTCGAGGGCTGTCCGAATATCTTGGGCGGTCGCCATCCCGGGGTCGGAACCGGGAGGTAGGTGGGCGACGGAGACGTTGAACATGTTGCTGAGCAGCATACGCCCTTCTTTGATGTAGGCTTCTTCACCCGCCTTATCAGCATCTCTCATAAGTACAACGTGGGCGGGCCTCAAACGTTTCATCAAGGCTAGTTGTAGGTCGGTGATGTGAGTCCCGAGCGTCGCTACTGTCTCTCGGTACCCCACATCCCAGAGCCGCAACGCATCAAAGACACCCTCAACCACAATGAGTTTGTTCCAGTAGCCCTTCTCTTCCTCTAGTAGGTCATACCCGAACAAGGCCCGGGAAGCCTGGCTATTGGGGGGCATCAGAACCTTCTTCTTCTCATAACGTTGCCACGTGCGGGCCATGTAGGTGCGAAGCCCCCCCTGTGTGACCACTGGAATGATGATGCGGTGAGCATACGGCCCAACTAGACAGTAGCCGGCGCCAATCTCGGGTACCCAGTGTCGCCGCAATCCTCGGCCGGCGAAGTAGTCCCCTGCATAGCCTGACCCATCGTCCCGCATGAAGCCGGGGGGTAGCTTCACGAACGATGATGGAGATGGCCGGTGGGCCTCGAGTACGACGGGGGCGTCTACGGGCTTGGCTCTGATACTCGCTGCTAGAGGGTAGGCTGTAGCGTAGGTGAGTTCGACTACTCGAACGAGGAGACTCAGGAGGTGGCCGCTCTCACCACACCTGAAACATTTCCACAATCCTGAAGATGCCGCTATATAAAGGCGGGGGCGCTCGTCAAAACACAGAGGACAGTTGGTAACCAGTTCGGTACCCCCCTCCACCTCACTAACGGTGAAGTTGGCGTCCTCTAGTGTGGCGACTAGCATCTGAGTATTCATTGGTTGGTCATCGTTCCTGGTGACATTCATGCCCACAGGGGGATTTCTTCGGCTGTGGCCCATGACTCTTATCTTGCTTGGCCATCTGCGCTGTTGAACGCGGGCCTGGACAATGACCACAGTCCTTGCAGCGGTGCCTCTTACTCATAAATCTCCGCGCTCTGGAAAGTAGCTGAACGCAGGCCACCCTCTGGCGCCCCGTCCGAACTTCGTCAGGAAGCGCCACCACTTACCCTTGGCCCCATGCCCTGTATCCTTCAGGCAGAGGATTTTCATGAGAGGGCCAAGGAAATAGTCCGCCTCTTCAAGCGATTGGGCTAGGCCAAGAATCAAGGTGGCGCGTTGAGCCTTCTTGAACGAGTCACCAATGTGGCGCAAGCTGACCCTGGCCTTCTCCACTGCCTCCCTATTGAGTTGCACCGTTGTCCAGACGGGTAGGTTCATGTCGTGGCAAATGTCGCGTAGAATGTCCGAATAGACTTCGCCTTGTGCCAGATACAAATTAGGGTAGGTCTGACGGGAGGTAATGTCATCAGCACTGTCCAAGAGAACAAGGTCAGGATGTAGCTCTTCCAGGCGGTGGCACAGGTCGGACACGGTACGCATACCATCTTCGACTATCACCATGCCGCGGTCGGTCACCCCTTCGCGTTCCCGCATCGCCAGCAGGTCGGCTCCAATAGTATCAGGATCGAGTTCTTGCTTGGGCTTCTCAAGCAGACCTGTCAGGATGCGCTCACCTATTACCAAGCGACTGAGTTCGTGGGTAAGAAACAAGACTTTTCGGTTCGCTTTGTAGGCAGTCGCGGCCAGATGGCACAGCACCATGCTCTTGCCCGTGTTCGTGGGGCCAGCAACAATGGCCAGCTCCCCCGGGAACACACCCCCCTCAAGCACGTCATCGAACTGCTCTAACCCTAGGGGGATGGGTGCCCCCTGCTCACGGCGCCGACGTAGCATCTCACCTAGGTCGGAGCCCTCCGCTATCTCAACGGGAGAAGAGCGGGAGGCTCCCGTAACCTCACGTAGACCAAGCAGCTCAGAGAAGGCAGAGGCCCGGTCGCCGGCGACGAGGAAGGCCCGTGCCTTGTCCAGCGCCATCCCCACGTGATAGTTCTGGAGCCATTCTTCAGCCGCCTTCCATGCGGTCGGTAGACTGGACTCAGTGATGCCGTAGCCAGCCTGCACGTCAGTGAAGACCTGGCGGTAGTTCTCATGGAGGTCTTCGTCCTCGATTGAGTTGTCCACGTAGAAGATGAAGGAAGGCCAATCGAGGAGCTGATGGTAGCTATTCCAGTGCTCGAGGGACGCCATGAGAAGAAACCTCATCGGCCCTTTTGGTAAGGACGACGGTTCGAGAGCGAACGCCCACTTGGCTAGGAAGGGTTCATCCGAGAGGCACAGGCTAACTGTCCAAAATAACCCTGTCTGTGCACTCAAAGGGGGTTAGCCCCGTCCAGATCAGCCATCACGATAGCCTTGTCAATACGCTTTAGCAATTCGCTCCACTCAGCTAAAGTGAGCTCTCGCATGGAAGCCCCGATGACGTTCTTGCCTTCGTTGTCTAGTCTACGGGCTAGAATCCGTAGGCGACCATGCTTAGGTATGTAACAAAAATCGAGAAAGGTGTTACCAATCTGGAAAGTCTCAACTAATGAATCCGCCATCGTCCTCCCACCTCCTCTCACCATTAGGCCCTTCCTCGGGGTTGAGTACCTTGTCCACCCACTTTACAAGGGCAGTCTGGAGGCCAAACATGGTAGGGTGGTGATCTATCCCTGTGTCTTCAAAACTGTTGAGTAGATTGAAGGCTGCTTGGGGGAGCGCAGCCTGTTGTGGTGACGCTTGACCCAATGCCTGGCGGATTCGACTCTTATCCATCAGTCCTCTCCTCTCCCCACCTTCAGCTCTTTATCCAGAGTCTCAAGCAGGCTGGCGAACATGGCAAAGTGGTTGGGGTTCTCCCTCATCTTGTGCCCGTAGTCCAAGAAGAAGTGGGTGGCCAGCTCCTGTAGCCGACTCAGATTCCTCTTCTTCAGCATTTGCTGGATGATTTTGATGCCTTGAGGCTCGGCGACTCGATACTCATAGGTGATGCCGGCGTAGGAACACTGCTCCCTCCACCAGTTAAGGAACTTCTGGTGCGCGGCT